AAACTCAGCCCTGTCTTTCAGGGAGAAGCTCGTTATAGAGGAGCGCACGGAGGCCGAGGTTCAGCCAAGACAAGAACCTTTGCTCTCATGACTGCCGTTAACGGCTACAGATGGGGGATGGCAGGAAATACAGGCCAGATCCTCTGTGGACGTGAGTTTATGAACTCTTTGGACGATTCCTCACTGGAAGAAGTCAAGGCAGCCATCAGATCAGTCCCTTGGCTAGAGGACTACTACGAGCTTGGCGAGAAATACATCAAGAGCAAGGACGGTCGGATCAGCTACGTCTTTGCTGGTCTCAGAAGGTCTCTAGACTCACTGAAGTCTAAGGCTAAGCTAATCCTGGCTTGGATTGACGAGGCTGAGACGGTCTCAGAAACAGCCTGGAGAAAGCTTATCCCTACTGTTCGTGAGCATAACTCTGAGATCTGGGTGACATGGAACCCTGAGTCTAAAGAGTCAGCAACACACAAAAGATTCCGTCTGGATCCACCAGACAATGCCAAGATTGTCCAGATGAACTGGACAGATAACCCTTGGTTTCCTGACGTCCTAGAACAAGAACGCCTGGCTGATAAAGCCAAACGCCCGGACATCTACGATCACGTCTGGGAAGGCGACTTCCTCGTCCACGCTGAAGGCGCTTACTACGCCACAGAAATGCGGGAGGCCAAGGATCAGGACCGTCTTGGTATTGTCAACTATGAGACAGGAATCCCTGTTGTAACCGCATGGGACTTAGGTGTAGGTGATTCAACGGCGATCTGGTTTGCTCAGTTTAATGGTCCAGAAGTCAGAATCATTGACTATTACGAATCGTCAGGCGTTGGCCTGGAGCATTACGCTCGCGTCTTACAGGACAAAGGCTATGTCTACGGCGAGCACATCCTGCCGCATGACGTTAGGGTCAAAGAACTTGGCACTGGAAAGTCAAGACTAGAGACTTTGGAAAGTCTGGGTGTGCGACCGGTTACAATTGCGCCACAATTGATGGTAGACGATGGTATTCAAGCAGTTAGATCTATGTTGAAGAACTGCTGGTTTGATGCAGAGAGATGCGACAGAGGCATCGACGCTCTCAGGCAGTACCATCGAGAATATGACGATAACGGGAAGGTATGGAGATCAAAACCTGCTCATGACTGGGCATCTCATGGATCTGATGCATTCCGTTACTTAGCTGTAGGTTACAGGCCTGCTCAAACCAACTGGGGCGAGCCGATACGGAGAAACCTCCGAGGAATTGCGTAATGGCAGGAATCCTTGACAAGATCGCAGAGTGGTACGACAAACCATACTGGGACGCCCAAAAAAAGATGAAGTCTGATCTTGTTGGTGAGGTAGGCGCCAAAAGTTATGACTCCATGAGAGATTCTGAATATGACAGAGCACAAGCATTTGCTACTGCGCTTCTGTATAAACAAATGAACCCTGACGAATCAGATCTTGGCACTCGACTCGTCGGCAGGATTTATGAGAATGCATCTGCCCTTATGCCACTAATGGGCAAAGGCGCTCCTGGATTTGGCATTATGGATTACATCAATGATGCTGCAAGAGACATTAAAAACAATGAAGTAGCGTACAATTACTGGAATGCAATGAGGGAAAAGTCGGATGACTTTAGCCTTACAGAAGATCAGATTAAAGATCTTGGTAAGCAATACGCAAAAGGATTATTGAGCTTCTGACATGGCAATCACAAACTACATCAATTTGCAGACCACCATCGCGGACTTCCTGAACCGCGACGATTTAACGTCTGTAATTCCGGTTTTCATCCAATTAGCTGAAGCGCAGATGAACCGGGACATTCGCCATTGGGAAATGGAAACCCGGTCAAGCGGGCAGCAGTCTGCTGGCGACCAGTACATGCAGATTCCGGCTGATTGGGTGGAAACGATCCGATTCCATGTCACCGGCAATGGAACTTCGCCTATCGATCTGATCTCGCGCGCTGCCATGCAGGATAGGCGCGCAGGATACGAAGATCAGACCGGCATTCCACGGTACTACTGCCATGCAGACAGTCAGTTTGAACTGTATCCGACACCGGCTGATGACACCGATCTCGAATTGCTCTATCTAGCCAAGATTCCGGATCTGGCAACGAACTCCACGAACTGGCTGCTCGAAGATGCACCAGACGTGTACCTGTACGGCTCTCTCTTGCATTCGGCTCCATACCTGCAAGAAGATGCGCGTGTGGCTGTCTGGGCGCAGATGTATTCCGCCGCAGTAGCCAGACTTAACGAAGCGTCTGAGAAGGCGCGTTACTCTGGCTCCGGCCTAACCCTAAAAGTACGAGGACTTGGCTAATGTCATTTTCTAATTATCTTGAAACCAAAGTTCTGGGCCATGTATTTGGCGCAACCGCTTATTCTGCTCCGGGGACGATTTACCTTGGCTTGTTCACCAGCAATCCCGCTGAAGATGGCTCTGGTACTGAAATCTCCGGTAGCGGCTATGCCCGCAAGAGCGTAGCGTTCACGGTATCTGGCAACACCGCATCAAACAGTGCGGCAGTTGAATTTGATACTGCAACGGGTTCTTGGGGAACAATCACCCATGTCGGCATTTTTGACGCATCCACTAGCGGTAATCTGATGGCTTACGCAGCACTGACTGCATCCAAAGCCATTGAGACAGGTGATGTATTCCGCGTGCCTTCTGGGGATCTCGATATTACGCTCGACTAAGGAGTAAGCTATGGCGCTGGTCGTCAAGGATCGGGTCAAAGAGACCACGACAACAACTGGCACTGGCACACTTACTCTCGCCGGGGCTGTAAATGGATTCCAGTCGCTCTCTGTCGTTGGAGACGGCAATACAACGTATTACGCCATTGTTGATAATGCAGCAGGCGACTGGGAAATCGGCATTGGCACATACACGGCTTCAGGTACAACCCTAAGTCGCGACACCGTTCTTGAGTCCAGTAACTCAGGATCGGCTGTTGATCTTGCTGCTGGCACAAAAGAAGTCTTTGTTACTTACCCTGCTGAACGCTCTGTCGTTGGCGGCATGGGCTATGTGCAGCATTCCAACACCATCTCGCAAAGTTCATCCATCAGCGATGGAAGCAATGCTATTTCAGGCGGGCCAATTTCAATCGACAGTGGTGTTTCCGTCACCGTTCCGTCAGGGTCGACTTGGACAATTTTGTAGGGAATTACGCATGAGTCGTGTAAAAATCGAAGGTAACGCAAGCGGCACTGGTACTTTCACCATAGCCGCACCCAATTCAAATACTGACCGTACATTCAACCTGCCGGATGAAGCGGGTAGTTTTGTTGTTGCAGACGGTAGCGGAAATGTTTCACTAGATGGCGCAGTCGTCATCAACGAATCCGGTGCAGATGTCGATTTCCGTATTGAGTCGGATACCAATGCCAATGCGTTTTTCTTGGATGGTGCTACTGGAACTGTTGGGTTTGGTACTGCAACAGCATCAGACATGACGGCAACAATTTACAGCACCAGCTCAACCAGTGCAGGTATTCAATGCCAAAATTCATCAACCGGCACAGGAACTGGCAACGGCTTTTTTGTTGGTATCGGCGGTAGCGGAACGGCTGGAACTGTTGGTTATATTTGGAATTATGAGAATGACCGCATAAGTTTTGCCACTAACAACTCAGAACGCATGCGTATCGACTCCGGCGGTACTGTTTTTATTGGAAAAACAGCCGAGGTAAGTACTACTCCGGGCTGGCAGTTTAAGTCATCTGGCGAAGCCATTGTTGGTCGTGCAGCTAATGATACGATTTTTGTGTGGCAAAACACTAATACTGGGGCAACTGTAGGTAGTATATCTATTACTGCATCGGCAACCGCTTACAACACCTCCTCCGACTACCGCCTTAAAGAAGATTGGCAGCCGATGTCAGGCAGCATTGACCGTCTGAAGAATCTGAATCCAGTCAACTTTGCATGGAAAGCGTCAGGTGAGCGTGTCGATGGTTTCCTTGCACATGAAGCTGCTGAGGTAGTCCCTGAAGCGGTTACTGGTGAGAAAGATGCCATGCGGACTGAGGAGTATGAAGTCACTCCTGCGGTACTAGACGATGACGGTAATGTAGTTACTGAAGCAGTCATGGGTACTCGTGAAGTTCCAGACTATCAAGGCATTGACCAATCCAAACTTGTACCGCTTCTGACTGCTGCATTGCAGGAAGCCGTGGCTAAGATCGAAGCACTTGAAATCCGCATCGCAGCATTGGAGGCATAAGACATGGCACTCGTTCTAAATGGTAGCGGAACTATCACTGGGGTTACTGACCTAGCCACTGCTGGTGTTGCTCTTGAAGATGCTGCACTAACCGATCCAGTTGTTACTGGCGGCGTATATCTCGGCGGGACTGGCTCTGCTAATTATCTGGATGATTATGAGGAAGGGACTTTTACTCCAACAGTTGAAGGATCAACAACCGCTGGCTCAGCGTCATACTCATCTCAAAATGGGGTTTATACAAAAATTGGAAATCTAGTAACCGTTAATATATTTATGAGTTACGGCTCCCATACCGGGTCTGGAAATATGCTTGTACGCAATCTTCCGTTTGCCAACGCATCTGGAAAACAAGTAGATGGTTGTATGGTTACTTGGAATACAGGAACAACATATTCTGGAACTGTATTTAGTGATATGAACAACGCAAGCACGCAATTAAACATTTATTATACGGCAGGATCAACCGCTACACAGGTTGCTTTGCCGTCCGGGGCAGCGGTAGCAATTCATTTTTCATATCGGGTTTCTTAATTACCTCACTCGGACGATTGAGGCGGAAAACTTAGGAGAAATCAAATGGCTTTAGAAAAAACAGTAGCAGCGGATAAGATCGAAATTGTCGGTCAATTCAAGGCAGTACAAGTACGCACCGCAACGGTAATCACCGAAGATGGCGTAGAACTCAGCCGTAGTTTCCATCGTCATGTGATCCAGCCGGGTGATGACTACAGCAACGAAGAAGCGGAAGTACAGGCAGTCTGTGCTGCCGTTCATACCGATGAAGTGAAAGCTGCCTACGCTGCGTTTCTTGAAGCACAAGCCTCTGA